TCGACGGGGTTGTTGATGACATCCTTGTGGACACGGGCACGACGCTACCGGCAGTGATTGCTGCTAATGGTGGCGACGCCCCGTCAGCGACCACGGTGGCTAATGCGGTGTGGAGCACGGCGCTGGGTGCGCACGCGGCGGGCACGGCGGGCGCGAAGCTTAACCTGGTGGCGCTGGCTAGTCAGCTACAGGCAGCGACGGCAAGCGGAGCGGTGTCTACGTCGATTGCTAATCCGCCGGGCATTGTGCGGCTGGAGAGTTGGCAGACGACGATTAGCAATCTGGCTGACTTGACCGGGCGCAGCAAGCTGCTTGTGTCGATTAAGGAGGCTGAAACGGACAGCGATGATAACTCGTTGGTTCTGTGGCAGGAGGGAGTCGGGCTGGTGCGGCTGAACAAGGCGGCGGCTACGCAGGCCACGGACGGGACAATCACTGTCAACGACGCCAATCCGGGCAACATTACGCTGTCGCTTAAGGTTGGGGTGACGGGCAGTATCCCGGCCGGGTCGCATGTGATTGCGGCCAAAGTGATTAAGGCGGACGGCACGGCGGCGGGCGTAGGCAAGGGCAGCATTGCCGTGACAGAGAGCACGATTAAGGCGATAAGTTAAGGAGATTGAACGATGGCTGAAAAAGTACAGGTGGTGAATGAGTTCCGGGCAGGCATCCGCGAAACGGCTGACAACATGCGCGCCGTCAACGGGCTGCTGGCGATTGTCGAGGACATGGGCGTTGACGACCCGGCGCGGCTGGCGTTTCTCACGGGCATCTTTGAGGGGCAAGAAAATCCGCAGCATGGCGACATCACCGAGGCGCAATTCGCGGCGGGCATTATTGCGCTGCGTAATCTGCGCACGGCATGGGCTACGAACAAGTATGCAGTTGCCAAGCTGCTGAAGTAGGCGCGATGGATTGGGCGGACTTTGTTATCTTGCTTATACGCCCGTGGGTGCTGGTTGCAATGTCACTTGCAACGTTCGCCCTTTCTGTTCGCGTATGGAGTTCGTGTAAAATTGTTGTAGTAGACCACGGCTACTTTCTAACCATCGGCGCTGGCGTTTTGCCAATCGCCGTATTCTATATTGGCTCGATTCTTGGATGGTACGATGGGCACAGAGAGGCGGCAATTGCCGTGAGCAGGATTTCATTCGCAATCATGTTCATGTCCATAAACGCGGTCCTGGCTTCGGTCGCTCGCGGCAAGGATTAGTATGGATGCAGGAATAATCGTCGCTCTCATCACCGCGCTCGCTGGCATGGCCCTGTCTGGGGGGACCTGGTACTCTACACGACAGAAAACATCTGCGGAAGCATACGACAAGCTGTCCGCGACTGTCGAGCGGCAGGATGCCCGCATGGAACAGCTTCGCGATGAGATTGACGCCCTGCGCCTGCGCCTTTTGGAGATGGAGGCTGAGGGTAGCGATTTCAGAAGCCGCGTTCGCACACTTGAGGACGAGGTTAATACGCTTAACAAGTACCTGCGCCGGGTGGTCAGGCAGCTCAGGGACAAGGGGGAAACTCCAGACCTCCCCCCCGAGGTGCTAAAACGGCTGCAAGAGTCGCAGCAGCCCAGATAGATGAGGAGCAGTGCAACGCTCTAGAATTGGTGTTATAATATTACACATGGAAGGTGAATGATGGAAGAACTATGGGTTGGAATTATCGGTGCTACACTCACGCTCTCTATCCTGACCGGGCTTACCGTCCGGTGGGCACGAGAGACGGTGTTCGACGAGTTTCTCTCTACCAGATACCAGAAGCTGGCCGCGAATATGTCTGCCATCTTGTTCGGACTTAGCTGGGCATACGTCGGGGCGTTCATCCTTGGTGAGCTTGGTGCGCCGGAATTAGTGGCCAGTGCTGGAGCACAGGGCGTTATTGCCGGGCTTGCCGCAACGTTTGGGTATGAGACATTGAAGAATGGCATGCAGGCCGTAAGGGGTAGTGGACTATGATTACGAAGCATGTATTGACAATCGCGGAGGGCGCCGCCATCAGTGACGCGCTAGACCTTGGCTTTGATGGCGCAAGGGGCGCGGTCGTTTTCGTTCCCGGAACATGGACAGCCGCAGACATCGGCTTCAAGGTTGACAATGGCTCTGGCACATTCTTGCCGCTTCGGGACGAGGCCGCTGGGCTGGTCATGATTGACGGGCCAGCCGCGTCAACCGCCTACGCGCTGCCGGAGAAGCTCATCAACTCCGCGAGCAAGATTAAGCTGTGGTCGCAGAACGGAAGCGGCGTAGACACGAACCAGGCCGCAGAGCGAGTCCTTGTTGTTGTTGTTCGCAGCTAGTCATCCAGTGGGCAGATTGCACTTTATAAGGGGGTGGCACATTGTCGCCCCCTGTCTGTTCATGAGGGGAACCAATGCTTAACTACCGCATAGACAAGCGTCTGCACACCATCGGCGGGCCTGCGGTGCATCAGGGCATGTGGCCGAGCAGCGCGTCTAACTGGTGGGAGGCCGGCGGGGCGACGGGAGCCGTGGCCGTGTATCAGCCGAAGGGCGCTGCGAGTTATGAGGCATCGTTAGTCAATCTGGCGAATCCGGGGACGTATGACGCGACAACTCCACAACCACCGACATGGGATGTCGTTAGTGGTTGGAAGCGTGTCGCCGGACAAGGATATATAGATACGGGCGTTGTGCCGACAACTTCGGCCTGGGCGTTTATTTTTAGATTTTCTGATTATGTCAACAAAGTGTATAGTTATATTGGTTTATCGGCAAATCCGCGATATATGGCCGTGGGGTTGACAGATTCCGCCGGGAATCACTCGCTTTACAACTCGCTTTACAATACTAACAAAGTAACAGTAGCGGGCGTGAATACTAATGGCGTTTATTGTGTTAGCGCAAAAGCATATTACAACGGCAGCCCGGAGGGAACATTCACAACACCGTGGACTGGCGGAACGAAAAAGTTATACATACTAGGGTGCAACGGTCTAGCTACTGACCTATGGCCCGCCACTGTTTATTTTCAAGCCTTTGCCATCTACAACAACGCATTAGACGACGCGCAAGTTGCAGCAGTTAGCGCGGCGATGGCCGCATTATAAGGAGAAAGGATTATGGCAGACATTGTATACATCAGCACGGCAAATCAGAACGGCGCGGCGGTCATGTCTGCGCTGAATCAGATTGCTTCCGGCATCTACGCGCTGCAAAAGCTGGACGGCCTGCGGGCTAACAGCATCGGCACAAGCGCGGCGACGTTGGCGGCAAACTTCGGCGTTAGCACCGACGCGCAGGCGCAGGCGCTGAGTGACCGCATTGATGCGTTCCTCCAATCCTACGATGGCAACCCGCCGGGGTGGTTGAGTGACAGTGACCCCTACGTGCTGTTGCGTGACCTGTTAGAGGCCGCGACTTGGGCGCAATAAGGAGGTAGCCGATGGCGAGTAAACTACCGGCCGTCAAAGGGGCGGCTTACACGTTCCGGGCGGTGCTGTTTGCACAGTCTGGCAATCAAATCAAGACATCGCCCAGTATTGCGGCGGGGGATTTCACAACGTCCAAAGACGGCGGCGCGTTCGGCAATCTCGCCACCATCCCGGCTGAATCTCCAGCGTCAAGCGGGCAGGTGCTAGTCACTCTCAGTGCGTCCGAGATGGATGGCGATGAGATAACAGTCAGGGCAATCGACGCAAGCGGTGATGAATGGCACTCGCAGGCGTGGACTATCATGACGGCGGCGCAGACGTTTGATGCGCTTGACGGGATTGTCGATACCATCCTGCTGGACACCGGCGAACTGCAAGGCGACTGGGCAGACGGCGGGCGGCTTGACCTCATTCTGGACGCGGCGGGGTCGGCGGGCGACCCGTGGTCAACAGAACTGCCCGGCGCATACGGGGCAGGCACGGCGGGGGAAATTATCGGCGGGTTCAGCGAAGACCTTGCCTCAGCGATTGCGGCGCTCGGAAAGTCAACCGTCACTGTTATCAATACGGTAGACGGTGGTGATGCCGCCGTGTACCAGTACGCGACCTGGAACGCGACCTTCACGCTATCCGGTTCGCCTGCCCTTGAGGATTACGAGAACGTTATCTTCTGCGTGAAGGATAACCCCAACCAGGCCGACGCTGACGCGCTGCTGTACGTTGACACGGCCACGGGCCTCAAGTACATCGGCGGGCAAGAGGCAAGCGCGGCGGGCAAGGGTGTTCTTACCATCAACTCAGCCACGGCCTTTAACGTTTATGTAGACGTGGCTGAGGTTGCCGAGAAGCTGGCCGGGACGTACAGCGGCGCGGCTCCCTGGGAGTTGAAAGGCATTGAGACGGGCACGACACCAGACGAGGCCGTGCCGATTGCGACCGGAACATGGCGCATCGTTAAAGCAAATATAAGGGCAATCACATGAACGATGGTGGTTTGATTGGTGGTGGGTTCACAGACGGCTCGATTGGTGGGTAAGCACAGACACAAGCAAGAGCCGACGCGCCGGGGATTCTGGGCGTGGTATCGGCGCTGGGTGAAAAAGGATAGCAAACCAGATGATAGGATTCCATTATCAAGGCAACAGCGACGGGTGGACAGACGCGGTAAGAAGGCTGCCCGCCGGAACACCAGTCAAGTTCGTTGACGGCGTGCAGCGGGCAGTCGAGGCAAAGGGTGCGAACCCGAAGGTGTACACGGTAATTCGCCACCACGTAGCGGAGCAGAACCCGTCCGGCGACTTGTACCAGAAGGCGCGACAGTTCTTCGCCTCATTTGTTGACGAGTCCTTCCGGCAGATTGCCTGGGCCGTCGATGCCGTTCAGGAATGGAACGAATACTTCAGCGACTCGCAGGACGAGGTCGAGCGGGCGCGATGGGTTGCGTGGATTCAGGCAGCCGTCGATGTTTGGCGCGACGAGTACCGCACGCAGCCGGACTATGCGCACATTGACTTAATCCTTGCAGAAACAGCCGTTGGCAACAACATCCCCGTGTCGGTTGCAAAGATTGCACACAATAACCCGTTCTGCCTCATCGGGTATCACCCATACCTGCCTGTCCACGACAAGTATTTGCACCCGGAGCACTGGCGCTGGTACTCTGGCCGATGGGAAACAATGGACCAGGTGTACCGACAGGCTGGCTACACGGTGCGCTGGTTCTTCGGCGAGTTCGGTGCGGTCGGCGTGAACGGGGACTTTGATGTGGAGGGGGTATGGCCGAATAGCCTGGACCCCACTGGCGGGTGGAGACATCCACGAGTGTTCGACGGCAAGGTCGAGCCATACCTTGACATGATGACGGAGTGGATGAGCTATGTAGAGGACACTGACGCATGGCAGAATGGCCGCATAACTGGTGCTGTAATCTTTACCTCAGGTGGCGGGAGCATGTGGCGGGACTTTGAGGTGCGGCAGCCGGAGATGTCGATTATAGCGGCGCATGTGAGTGAACTGATGCAATCTATCGTTAAGCCCGTGGAAACGCCGCCTACACCCCCTCAGCAGCCGCAGACGGGCACTGGCGACCCGCGTCTAGACTACAAGCGCGTGTATAACCTGATTGCCGACAGTGTCCCGCCAGAAAGCGAGGCACTTGTCTTTGCAGAAGCAGCGAAGAACCTGCAAACGGTCGGTTGGTCCGCTGATGACGCTGGCATCGGCAAGCTGTCAGACAAGACGGTTGTCATTTGGGGACTTCCTGCGGCGGAGAGAGTTGAGTACTCTGGCTTCTTTGAAACGCACTACCCTGGCACTAAGGTAAAGTTCCGAGATTTGCCTTCCGATGGAACCATGGGGACTTTTGCATGGGGGGGTGTACAGATACCCAACGACGTAGGCATGTTCGTTGACGTGTCGCGCTGGCAAGGTGACATCGACTGGAAGATAGCCAGGGAGGCTGGCGTGACCGACGCCTACATAAAGGTCACGCAGGGAAACAATTGGGTTGACCCGGCGTGGATGAAGAACGTCAATGGCTGCATCCAGAACGGCATACGCTTCGGGCTGTACCACTATTGGGACGTGGCACCTCTGAAGCGAGAGGCACAGGTCGGGCACTTCATCAAAACAATTATGAGTAATCTGGCCATTTTCTTCTCCGGCTTGCATTACTGGCCACTCGTGGTAGACTTCGAGGAGAAAAGTGTCTACCGTGATGAAGGATTGTTTGATGCTCTTGTCGAGATTGAGGAACGGACAAAAAAACAAGCTGCAATCTACACATCGCCAGATGTGTGGAAGAACATGGTCAGCGAAAAAGTTGTTTACTCAAGGTTTCCTCTCTGGTTGGCTCAATGGGGGCCTAGCTATCCACCCGCTCCGTTCCCCTGGACTCAATACTTCCTTCACCAAACTGGCTCTGCAATTGGCATGCGCTATGGAGCAGAGAGCTTGACGATTGATGTCAACGTGATAGGTCGGCCACCAGAGACTACCTAACACACAAGCACTGGAGGATGTATGGGACAATACCTTGTAGCAATAGCCGGAGACATGCACACGGGCGGGACGACCGCCCTTTGTGTGCCAAAGTTCCGGCGAGACGATGGCGACTGGTGGACATCCAGCCTTGGCCAACAGTGGCTGTGGGATGAGTGGCAGAAGATGTGGGGCCACTTCGGAGAGATGAAGGTCCGCCTTAACCTGCCGTTGATTGTATTCTTCAATGGCGAGTTAGTGGATGACAATTGGCACAAAACATCGCAACTCGTCTCTACCAACCATGCCGACCAGCAGCGCCTGGCCCGGGCCGTGCTCGAGCCAGCAACGGACGTTGCCGATGACATAATCGCCCTTCGGGGCACAGAGGCACACTCCGGCACCAATGGCGAGTGGGATGAAATGGTCGCAGAGTCCATCGGAGCAGTCCCGGACAGCGAGGGACGGTTCGCTCGCTGGCGCTTCTCAGAGTCAATCGGCGGGGTGCTGTTCGATGTTGCCCACCATCCTGGTGTTGGTGGCGGCAAGGGATGGAACAAGGGCAAGGGTGCCGTCACCCTGGGGCACCGTGTCATCCACGAGTACCTGGAGAACGGCCAGGAGGCACCGCACCTTATCGTTCGCAACCACAACCACGTCAAAGAGGATAGCGGGGACAACCTATTCACGCGCACACGGCGCACACGCGCCTACATCCTGCCGGGATGGCAGCTTCCAACGGCATTTACCTACCGGATTAACGGTGGCGTCCTGCCCGTTGGCGGACTTGTGGCCACGGTAGATGATGGCGAGTGGGATGCAGAGATGTATGTTAAGTACCTGGAGCCGAAAGATGAGGAGAGGAAATGGATATAAAGAGCAGCGACATTCTTGACGCCCTGCGCTACACGGCACAGGACGGGCTGGCTGGCGAGACGAAGGCAAAAACGACAGAGGAGTTGGCCAGCGAGCTTGGCTGGACTGTTCGACGGGTGCGGGCCAGGCTGAAGCAGCTTGGAGATGCCGTTCAGTGCCAGAAAGTCATGAGGATGTCAATTGACAAGAGGATGGTGCCGATACAGGCTTACTACCTTGTCCAGCATGACGAGGAGTAACAAAAAGAGCCGGATTATCCGGCTCTTTTTAGTTCTAGTTTCCGTATGGCTTACGAACTTGTTCCATCCTGGCTATCTTTGCGCGTAGCTCTGCGCACTCATCGCGCCGCCTCTGTAGCGCGGCCCGCAGGTCCCGGTTCGTGTCCCTCAACTGCAAGAGTTCGTTGACCTGCTTCATGGTCATCTTGGCGTCGTTCTCTTGCGCCTTTCTTTCTTCTACTAACTGCTTCTCAAGAGATGCAATCTTGCGGTTCAGCCCCTCAACCTTACGGTAGTGACGCTGGTCCTTGCCGGGCGCGGCCTGCTCGTGACTCAGTAGCCTTTCCAGGCATGCAATATGCACTGTTGACTCGCCGTCCGCGTCGCCTCCGCAAACGACGCACATACCAGGCCGTGCGGTTCGTTCAACGGACTTTCTATACACCTCTTTGCTGTGCTCCGCCTTGCACGCCTTGCACTGCCAATTAAGGAAGTCACTGGCGCGGGCGTCCATGTGAAACTCACTATCTGGCAGCAACCTATTGCACTTACCGCACACCTTCTCCATCACATCCCCCAGGCGGAGAAAATCTTTTCATCCCGCTCTGCCGTCAGCGTGCGCACAATCGCGTCCAGGGCCAGGAGGTAGCGGTGCGTTTCGCACACAAACTCCATTGTCACGACCAGGTCGAGCGGCTCCTCTTTGCCCGTCTGTGCGGCGTTCTTCCAAAAGGTCACCACCTTGCCGTCAACTCCCCCTTTCCCAGCCAGTCGCCGAATATCATCGCGCCTAGCCAGGATATGCTCATGGGTACGCCGGGCCACTGCGCCCCACACCACGACATCAATGCCCAGGCTGGCCTTGTCGGCCCAATACTTTCTTACGTCAAACTCCACTTCATCAATTGCGTTCATATCCGAACCTCCTCATCCTCAATCTGAAGAACCCACTTGCGCAGCAACTCCTCATCGAAGTCCTGCTCTTCTTTCAGGTACTCATTGAACGGACGGCGCCGCTCATCTCGCACCAGGCTGTACTCTTGCCGCTGCTCGTCCGTGGCCAGGACTGCGCCATCTGGCTTAACGGCTGATACAACGAGCCTGCCATCCACAGAATACCATCTAGCTTCCATCATCTCTGTCTGCTCCTAGTACAACTGCTGCCAAGACTATTAGCAACCCAACAACAATTCCAGTGACACAAATCAATGCCAGAACCTGCGCGGCCATGCTCATCAGAACTCCAACTCCAGCATGCCGCTTTTTGCAACGGCGCTCTCAAGTGCGGCCAGCACTGCGGCCTGGGCACTCTCGACGCACTCAACGATTTCTTGGGTGTCGTACATCGGACTGTACTCCATCCCCTCATCCAGCAGGCCGTTCGCTGTGGCGACGAGTCCGCCAGGGTACTTGTACGCAACCCAATGACCTGTTCCGTCCTTCTTCTCGTGCCACTTCTCTATCTGGTATGCCTTGTACCCATAGCGTGAAACTCTGTACTTCGTCATTTCTCAGTCCCCCTCAGCGACCACCAGGCCGCGAATACAATGACCACTCCGGCAAGTATGGTGCCGACTACCTCAACAATCTCAGCCATCTCTACAGGTCCTCCACGTTCAAGCGAATATCGTCAGCCAACTCGATAGCCTCCTCAATCGCGTCCAGGTCGCTGCCGTACAAATCGCGGATGCTTCCCCACGCCCATGTCTTTGCCGCCAACTCTGCTACTGGCCGCTCGCTGCCATGCTTGCCGATGAAGTACCGCGTATCCCGTGGTATGCCACGCTCTCTCGCCAGCGCCAGGACATCGACTAGAGTCTTGGTGTCAAGCACGGCCAGTTCGTTGACAAACGGCAGGCCGTTGAAGTCGTAGGCGATGCCATCGACCAGCACATAAAGCAGGGACTTTGTGAACCGCTCGCCCGGCTTGGATGCTGGAATAAAGTTAATCACTTTCATCTGTATCTCCTTCGCTCTGTTAATCAATGACCACAGTATATAGCAAAATGAGAGGAGTTTTACGTCCTCTCATCTGCCTCTCATCTACAGTTCGATTGTCTGGTAATCGTGCAGCGCCAGCGTGCCGGGGTCGAAGTGGACCGCCCACACGCCGAAGCCGCGCTCCAATCGCTGCTTCAGCAGGCGAATGACGAACAGCGACTCATTATTCTCATACTGCTTCCCGCCGATGGAGATGTATGGCTCCTCGCTTGGCAGAAGACTACGAATCGGTCGCCAGATAGCGAACACCTTGTCGGCTGCCTGCTCAATCGTGCTGGCCCACTGTGCATCCTTCATCGTAGGGATTTGAGCCTTGCCATAGCTATCGACATCTCTCGACGCCTGGACGCCGACAAAGACGGGTGCGCCAATCTGCATGGCCGTGCGCTTAACTTGCAGGGCAGCCTCGCCGACCTGTTCCATGCGCGACGACTTGCCTTTGATTGGGATAATCTGGATGTAGTCGAATACGGCCATCGTCACACGCTTGCCGTAGGTGGCATGAATATCTTCAATCGTTTGCAGCACATCGTCGATGTACATCGGCTTCTTGGGCTGGTTGGCAGTCTCTATGCTGGTTCCGATGGTCCAGATTGGCAACTCCGCGCGTGAGATTGCGCCCTGCCGGACAACGTCCATACCCAAGCGGCCCCAGGCCATGTCGGTGCTGGAATACCCCGAGCGGGCAGACTGAAAGAACGCCTCAATCTCCTCAACGGGCTGTTCCCATGACACGAACACAACAATCTCATCCTTGTCACCGGACTTCATGATGCGCTCTGCCTCACGCAGGGCAATCTGTGCCATCCAAGATGTTTTGCCGTGCCCGGGCCGGGCGATGACTGCGACCATCTCACCAGGGTGCGGCGGGATGATGAACTGGTCCAAGACACAGCCAAAAGTAATGCCTGGTTCTGTTTTCAGGCGTTCCGCCCACTGAACATATGAGCGGGTGACGCTGGCCGGTGTGTGCAGGTACGGGTTCTTCGTTGTCGTGTTCATCGTGTTAGGTTTACTCCCTTTTTGGTTGCGCCTTCCTGCTCTACGCGAGCAACGGCATTGACAATGGACTGCGGTGATGCAATCGTGTACTTGTTCTCTCGCAGCCACGCTACGGCCAGGCGCATGCGTTCGACTGCGGTATCATAGTCGCCAGCCCGCTCCAGTATCAGGGCCAGCGGCGGCTCCCACTTCGTTGACCATACTCCGGCATTGGGCATGCACCCGGTCAGGTTCGTGAACTCATCTGCCAAATCCTGCGTGCCGGGTTCATTTTCGGCATCAGCAACAAGGCCCGTTTTCGGCATAGGCATCTCTGTGCGAACAGAGTCAGAATTGCCGTGTTTCTTTAATACTTTCTTTTTATTTATAGAAGGCTGTACACTTTCTGTACTGAGCACTGCTGGAGCTTGGTACACTAACTGTACTGGTCCACTTTCTGTACTGGCCTCATCTGGGTCCCAATCCGGGTTCAGGCCAACGGTCGATTGTGTGCCGCCAGAGGATGGTGTGAACAGAATCAGGCCGCGTGACTCCAGCGCCCGGATGGCCTTCGATACGGTCGATTGTGAGCCAATGCCGCAGCGGTCCCGGATTTCGCTGTAGGACGTTGTCGTGAAGCCCTGGCCCCAGCCGACCGTCTCGCGGATTACGAACAGGAGCACGCGAAGCTCTGAGCCTGTAAAGTCCGGGTCGGCCAGAAGCATGTCCAGCACCACATTGGGCACTGCCGTGAAGTGGCTCATGGCGTCTCTAAATGGTTTTGTCATGCCCGCACCCGCGTCCCTTGGTTCACGTATGCCATGAACTGATTTACCGTGCCGTGATACTCTGTGAAGAAGTCGTCCGGCTTGACGGGCAACTCAACGTACAGTGCGTCCTTGCCCATGCCCTTCAGGTGCTGTGCCATGCGCCGGATTGGTGGCTCGCCATTGGCGCCGGGCACATAGGCATCGGGGTCCATTGCCACGACAACCTGGTCGCACTCGGAAAGCTGGTCCAGCAGGGACAGCGACGGAGTGACACTAGGAACGGCCACCACGTAGTCAAACCGCTTGTCCTGTAGGACGGCCTGCAAATAGAGCACAAGGGCCTTCTTGGTGCCTTCTGCGAGCAGACAGCGCCCGTGCGGTGCCCGGTCCGGGTCTGTCAGGTACAATGGAGATTCCAGGCCGCTGGTGAACCTGTACTTGCCATGCTGTGCCGGGGCGTTGAGCAATCTGTACTGTACGTTTGCCACGCTCCAGCCGACTTCAAAGACGGGTATCGTCAGGGCCGGGGAGGCATATAGCTCGCCAGCGAAGTTGTATTTCTTTTCGCCAGTGTAGCCAAGCACAAGCCTATCTTGGAGAGAGTCGGGCACGCCAGCCTTGCGCCACATCATGCGGTGCTGTTCCGACATGGCATCATGCCAGCCGCGCCAATATGCCTCTTCTTGCAGGGCTTTGATTTTGGCTGTCACGCGAGCGTTCTCTGCGGCTGCGCGTTCTTTGCGGAGTCTCTCTTCCTCTGCCTCTCGCTCTGGTCTGCGCTCGCGGCGGTCCTTGACATACTGCGGCACTTCGTTTTCGTCTGCCCATTCGTGATAGTTGCAGCGGCGGCACCAGACGTGGGCATTTGACTTGCCATCGGCAGCGAAGAGTCTGAGCCTGTCAGAGTGCTTGCTGGTGCTCGCTCCGCCTGGGCAGCCCGGATGGGCAGATGACCATTCGTTGCCGCCAACATAGACAAGGTCGGGGTAATTGCTAAACCGGGACAATTCCGGGGGTAGGGGTAGATACTTTGCCATAGGTCCTCCAATGGGGTTATTGATGCAAGCATAGGCGCACTGTGGAGAAAAGTCAAGAATTATGAGTAGAACATTAACGCAGCCGCGAGGTTATTAGTGAGAGTTGCAATTATATCATGGCTGGTGCATAATGGCCCTATTGATTGGCCAAGTGAAGGAGCAAAGATGAGCAAGTATCTGTTTCCAACGTATCCGAAAATTAACTCAATTTTCAAGCGAGATGGGCGTGGGCGCATAATCGAGGGCGAATATTCAACTCCAGAGATTGAGTACCTGGCCGGTTGCGATTGGGTGGGCACTGAAAAGGTGGACGGCCAGAACATCCGCGTCTGCTGGGATGGCGAGTCGGTTAGCTTTATGGCCCGCACGGACAAGGGTGTCGTCCAGCGCGAGGTAGAGCGGTACCTAGAAAGTGCGTTCACGCCGGATGTGTTTCGCAATTCGGGCATCGCGCCGTGCGTGCTGTATGGTGAGGGCTATGGCCATAAGGTACAGGAACCTGTCGGGAGTCGGTATTGCGCGGATGGCAGCGCGAGCTTTATCCTGTTCGACGTGATGGTGCTTGAGCCGCGCATGGTATGGGTCCGCCAGGAAGCTGTGCCAGAGATTGCTGCCTCTCTGTTTATCGACGCCGTTTCGGCCACGTTCATTGGCCCATTGCGCGAAGCCGTATCGCTGGCGCGATGGAATAGCCATCTCTCTCTTGTGGCCGATGACAAGGGGCTAGTTGCCGAAGGGCTTGTTTTGCGCCCTGCCGTAGAGATGAGCGACCGCATGGGCAACCGCATTATTACGAAAGTAAAGGTGAGTGATTTCAAATGAGCGGCAACTTTGAGACCTGGTATTTCACGAACGGCGACAATGCGAAGATTGACGAGCTGAAGCGGGAGACAGTCGAAATGAGAAAGGCGCTGAGGGACTTAGGCGCGGAGCTGGAGAGCGGCGAAGAGCGGTTCCGGCCCGGCACATCCCTGGACGAGTGGATAGATGTCTATTACTCTGCTGGCCAGGGAGGCGAGTACAGCAAGCATCAGGCGTTCACCCTTGGCGACTATCGCGTGTTCCGTTCGCGCATGGTGCGAGATGGCGATGGCTTTTCCAATGCTGTAATTTCAGAGCAGATTGTGGAAATATCTCGTACAAAGCTGGTTGGGCTTGGCGAGGCAACCGCCATGATTACGGCGGCATTAGACCGCATGGCGAAGCTAATCAGGGACACGAAAGAGGAGTACATGAAATAATGGGGAAATCTCAGCGAGTAAAGGGGCACAGCTTTGAGCGTTGGACGGCGCAGCAGTTCCGGCCAGTGTACCCGGACGCCAGGCGCGACCTGAACGACACGCATGGCGGCAGCGGTATTGACCTGGAGAACACAGGCACCCTGGCCATCCAGTGCAAGGCATACAAGGATTATGCGCCAATCAGCAAGATTGAGGAAATTCAGGTTGGTGATGACCGCTGCCCGGTGCTGGTCACGAAGGGTGACGGCAAGAAGCCGATGGCTGTCCTGCCGTTGTCCTGGCTTATCGCCATACTTGGCGATGTCGGCGTTGCGTTCGAGTATGACGCGCCGCCACTCTAAGCAACACAATATGAAACAAAAAACGTTTATTAGCTTATTCAGCGGCATCGGCGGGCTTGACCTGGGCCTTGAATGGGCTGGCTGGCAGTGCGTTGCGCAGGTAGAGAAAGATGATTACTGTCGGCGCGTCTTGGCAAAACACTGGCCGGACGTGCCGCGATTCGAGGATGTGCATGATGTCGGACGACACAACTTACCAACAGCCGACGCTGTTGTCGGCGGCTTCCCTTGCCAGCCACACAGTTACGCCGGGCAGCGACGAGGCGCGGCAGATGACAGAAATCTCTGGCCGGAATATCTCAGAATTATTACCGAACTCGCACCCGCTTGGGTGGTTGGTGAAAACGTTCCTGGCCTCAGAACTACCATGCTCGACGACATCATATCTGACCTGGAAGGTGCAGGCTACGCCGTCCAAACGTTTGATATTCCAGCTATCGCATTCGATGCCAGACACATCAGGCACAGATTATTCATTGTGGCCTACGCCGAAGGCGAACGAACCTGGCATGAGCGCAAAAACAGACACTCGCGGAGTGGAGAAGTCTACGCACTTAACTACGCAGGTAGCATTAGCCGAGGGAATGATAAACAGGGAAACGGGGAAACTATGGCGCACACCGCAAGCAGCGAACGCAACGCAGGGGCCGAAGTCGGCGGAGAAGTACGAACGCTCGCTGAAAACGGGGGAATCGTCGATAACGCTGACAGACCAAGTGCGGCACGAGCCGAGTGTTTGGGCAGCGCCGCAAGCGCGGGATTGCCGGACGGGGCAGCAGAGCAGATGGGAGAACCCGGAGCGCAGCCGCAATCTGAACGACCAAGCCGCGCAGGAGAGTTCTGGGCAGTTGAACCCGCAGTGGGTAGAGTGGCTTATGGGGTTCCCTATCGGGTACAGCGACTTAGGGGACTAGGCAACGCAGTTGTCCCGCAGGTGGCAGAGTTTGTGGGGCGCATGATATTGGAGGCTGAAAATGAGCGATGCGGTAGATGAGCCATTGGTAAGGGCCGCGACCGGGGCCGTGCTCGAACAGTGGCGTGTCCACGACTTTAACGAAAAACTGGCGCATGGCCAAGAGGGCGAAGAGTTCGTGCGCAAGTGGCTATCGAAGTGGGGTGACGTTGCCATTGTAACAGACATGGAGACGCAGCGCCTGGGCATTGATATGTACTTGTTTCCAAGGGGCAACAAGGACGCGCTGGCCATCGAGGTCAAGACAGACGCTATGGCGGCCAAGACCGGGAGAGCCTACCTGGAGACGGCAAGCGTCGTGACGGCAAATGGCGTAGAGAAAAGCGGGTGGGTGTTCACTTGCCGCGCAGACAGGCTGGTCTATTGCGTGCCAGGGCAAGAGATAATTGTGATTCTGCCGGAGCGCGTACAGAGGCTTGTAAAAGACCATTGGGCGGAGTTTATGTTCGCCCGCTCAGAAAACAAAACATATCACAGCCAGGGGCTGCTTGTGCCGCTGCAGTGGCTTCGCGACCGGGCTGCCTATTCGGAGAAATTATGAAGCAAGAGGCATATGAGATTATCGTTCGGACAATTGTCATCCCAGACGCGGAGCACCGACCAATGTTTGCTTCCGGCGCCGTGAAGAACGCAATCGTCGCCACGGTAATACAGAACCTGGCATACTTCTATGAGAACATTCAGGTTGAAACCAACAGGATTGAGCTAGACATAGGAGACGAAGAAGAATAAAAAAGCCCCGCGAGTTGCGGGGCTTTTTGTTGTCTACCCTGGGCTATTGCCCATAGCCGTTGAGCGCCAGCATGATTTCCAGGGCTTGAGCATACGTCAGTGTCGTGTTCCCGGCTAGGCCGCTGCCACCCATAGCTGTATATGCTTCGCGGATGGCATCCTGGGCCTCTTTCTCCGTGACCGTTGGGTACCCGGCGACCACGGCAGAAACGAGCGCGGCTGCCGTGGTTCGGTCGTCGGCCTCGCCCGGGAAAAGGCGGCTCACAAAGTCGTCGGTCTGGTCGTAGATTGCCGCATTGTCCAGTGTGCCTTCGGCCTGCTTCGGCTGGCCCAACTCCATAGCCGCGTCCCAGGCCTTGCCCAGGCGCTCGTGAGATATTGGCGCTGGAGCACCCGCGTTCTTCCAGTGCTCGCGCTGAAATGCGGTGTCCCCAAACGGCGCATAGGACTTGCCAGTGTAGGCCACCCACTGTGCCCGCATATCGTACAGATAGCGACCAATGCCGAACTGCACCGCTGCCCGCTTCAGCGAGTCGCTGTACATGCCCTTCATCGGCTCAGTCATGGATGGGACGCCAACATCCGCCTTTGTGACGCCGCAAACCGTGAGGCGGCACTCAACGCCGGAGATTTGCTTCCCGTTGCCGTCCACAAGGGTTGAACTGGAGTACGCCGTGGACCAGTTCCCCGGACCAACGACACGGTCCAGGCGCTCCATCGTTGCGCGGGCCGTCAGATACGCCAGCGGCATGCACTTGGTCTTGTCTTTGTTCGTGGACCCGACTCGCCATTCGATGTCGGTATCCTGGAACGTCGCGCCCAGCGCATAGCTAATAACTCCCCACTGCTCTTTCGTCAACTTGTCCATTGTCACTCCTTTGGCTCTCGCCTGATATGACACAATATTAGCCCAACATGAGTGAAAAATCAAGCACTTGCTTTTTCTCTCAGCATCGGTTAATATGGCACCAATCAATCAGCAAGGAGAGACATATGGCACTGGACGTAGATTATAAAGACGCACTGTACAAGACCATCGAGCAGGTTGTCTGGGAGGAGTTTGCCGACCTGGACCCAGAAGCAGCCGCTAATGGTTTCGAGGTTGAGGTCAACCAGGTCGTGTTCCTGCTCGTGCAAATGGAAATGGAGCAGTATGGCCAAGACCTTACAGAGGCAGATTTCGTTGCCTCATTCACCCAGAACCCCAGGCTTCTTGCTGCGGGGTGGGCAGTTGAGAGGCAGGACACCGAAGTGGGCTTTGTGTTCAACTGTTACCCGCCAGAAGATGGCGCGGTCAAGTGGCAATTGCCAGAGGGAGAGGATGAGTGATGGATTTTCAAGAGGCTATTTTTAACATGGGCGACGTGGACGAGGTGCGCGAGCAATTCCTTGCCATGAACGTGACGGAAGAAGCTATGGTCGGCAATTTTGGCGAGCTTTCGCGCTTCGCGTTTAGCGGCCCCAACCATGCCCGCGACTGCCTTGTCAACGCAGCCGACGCGGCATGGGATAAGCTGGACAAGGAGAACGGAATCGAGGGCTTCAAGGAGTCTCTGCGCGGTGGTGTGGTCATCGACCGTCGCGCACTTCTGGCGCTGACCCTGTTCGCGACCATGCAGGCAGAGCGGGCCGTCGAGGGTGAAAACTGGAAGAACGCGGTCGCGCTGGTGCTGGCCAGCGATGAGGAGCTTCTAGTGAAGTTCATCATCGCCTCCACGACCCTTGCCGGGGAAAGCGGCAACTCTCTTGGTGACGAACTGTTCGGGGGCCTATAATGAAGTGGTGGGCTGGCCTATTGGTTGACGTCACCAACTCTGCGGTGCCGCTGAGCGAGCAGCCGGAGCCGGGCGCGTATTGGGACAGTACAGAATGGGTGCGCTTTGTGAGCAACGGGCTGGAGAGCTACCTAGAGGAGCTTTTCGCATACTTTCCAACGGCAGAGTTCTTGGTGCGCTACAACCCGACATCGCTGCACAAGTTCGCTGTCGAGATTGTTGTGCCGGAATGATAAGAGTGAAGCCTGGGGTAGTATTTATTCTGCCCACACAGCAGGACTTGCTGACGGGATACTCCGGGCTTATGGTGGCGGTTATCCGGCAGGCGTTGTGGGATGCTCACGCTGGCGACCCGGAAGAAAAGCGGAACGCGCTGGACTACTTTGACAGCGAATGGTATAGACGAATGTTGGAGTATCTCGACCTGCCATCTGAGTGGCTGCCGGATACACTGGAGAGAGTAGTAAGACGATGAAAGATGAGAGAGAGAGTAAGTGGAGCTTGTTCAATGCCACTGTCGGCATTATCGCACTGGTCGTTGTGATTGGCTCCCTGGCGGCGCTTGGATGGGTTGCCAGAGCGCCAGAGCAGGAGACTGTCGAGTCGTTCATGATTGACACGGTCTTGCTTGGCGAGTGGCACGGAGTCTCGCCGCTGACGTACACGCGGCTGGACTTCTTGGCCAGCGGGGTGGTCGTCGTGACCCGGCTGGATGGCTCGTCAGATAATGCCAAGTGGTATGTGACCAACGCAGAGAAGGGCCATGCCCGGCTGTGTCTGGAGATGCGCAGCGGCCCGAAGGACTGCGCTGATTATCAGCTTGAAGATGGCGGGTACTACGGATACGTTTCGTTTGATGGTGGCATATATTCCAGGCCATAATGCCGGATGGAACCACCGGACTTTTAGAAGGGGGGTGCCTGTGGGCCAGGCGCCTCTCGCCAGTAGCGGGAGTGGGCACCGCGCAGGCCATCTGGCCACAACAAATGATTGTCCACAAAGGAGGTAGTTATGTATGCTAACATGCACCCGATTGTTGTTATCTCGTTCACCGTCCTGTATGGCGTTCTGTTCGTCGGTTCGTGGGTAAAGCTGCGGACAGAAAAGGGACTCCCAGAGCGACGGCTGTTGCTCATGCTGTGCATCGGTGCTCTGGTGGCGTTCGCGGCCAGCTTGTCTGACGCCGTTCGTGCTTATGCTTCTATCGGTTAGCCGGAATGGAGTGATGCTCTCCTGCTCGGAGGCAGGCAGAGGGTTTGCGTTTTATATTTTCCGCAGGCCCTCTGCTCTGCTTGATTTTCAATTAAAATTTTCAATTCAATTTATTCTATTCCGCTCTCGCTCTCGCTCAAAAAGCAGTTCAAAAAAAGCAGTTCAAAGTTGTTCAAACTCCCCACCCCACCCCCGCTTGCCAACTCCCGGTCGTATCTTATTATCATAGTATTGTATGACAATTGGAACTGGCTCTGGGCGGCAAGGTAGAACAGGCGTTCTATCGCCGTGGTCATGTCCAGCAGCCAACGCAAACAGCCCGCCGCATCCCTGCGCCAGGCTGGAGTTCCCCGTGGCCAGCGGCCAGGAGGCCCTTTCGGCTTATAGATAGGCATAGCTTCCCGCCATGCGCTGCATGTAGTCCATCCCCACATCATAGCAGGCTCGGCCAGGAAGTCAAGCACCAGTTCGGACCCCCCTACCCCGACCCCCCTGCCGCTTCCTTATAGTCAATTTAGAGAGCAAATCCGAACATGAGAGCCAGATGAGAGGACCAGTGCGGTGATTGACATTGGCTGCCAGCATGCTATGATGGCCTCAGTCGTCGGGACCAAGCCCCGGCGAGAGGAGCGATAATGAACAACAGCATCATCACCCTGGTTTACAAGAGCATGGATTTCCGCACGCCACGGGTTGGCGTCTACTCCGTTGGCCCCGATGGTCAAGAGCAGCGCCACGACCTGACCGATTATGATTTGATTGCTTGGATGCATAGACGCCTTGGCGATGCGGAGCGTGCCTGCCAGGCGTACCGCTGGGAAGCGAATGAGGTTTGGACCGTGCAGACCTGGCAGGACATGAGCGCCAAAGATTAGCGGCAGATGAGTAACGGCCAACCTGGGCCAGAAGCCTGCTACACTGTGAGCAGTTGTTGACCAACCAAAGGAGCAAGAGATGGCGACCGAGTACCCAAGACTGTATGAGACTAGAGACGAGGCAGAAAGAGAGGCGGCGTCCATGATGGGTTGGGATTCCCCACACGTTATCGAAAATGAGCCTGACATCTGCGGCGACGTGACCCATTGCATAGCGGCAATTGACCCGCGCAATGGGCGGCTTGTAGTAGAGCGCGAGAGCGGGATTTTTAGCTAACCAAAGGAGCGAGAGATGGCAGCAAAGAAATTGGTTCTTTATGTAGGCACACCCCCGGCGAAGTGCGATAGCTGCGGCCAGCCAATCACCAATTGGTTCGCAGATGCCCGCAGCCCCTGGGGACCGTGGGGAAACGTTTGCAAGCCCTGCTGGTTTTCCTGGGGCGCACCCTCTGGCGTAGGCCAGGGTCAGGTATTCGAGAAGTTTGTCAAGGGCGAACATGCCGGGAAGTTCCGCAAGACTCGCGGATAGGCCAACATTAACGGATTATGAGTAGCGGCCTAATCTGGGCAAATCGGGTGTACACTGTAATCAGTTGTTGAGCAGGCGATAGCAGGAGCAAGAAATGAGTAAAATCTTTTATATCTGCGAGTTAGACACGAGTTCCTTAATTGTCGAGCGCCCGGTCGGCGGCGCATGGAACAGCACCGACTTCGAGCGTGCCATTTTGATGGGCATTGTCGAGGCAGTCGAGGAGATGGGCGGATTTGTTGGCGGGGGCTTGTCGCTGCGCATCAAGGAGCGGGAAGTGCGGGAAGATGAGGGTACAGATTATGAAGCGTAAGGACGTCACAAAGCGGCTTCGGCCAGATGAAATTCGCAGCGGTGGCGCTCATGATATGTACCTCAACAAGCGAGGGCAGGGCGTGGCCGTACCCCGGCACAAGGAGCTTAACAAGTGGACGGCCAAAGCTATTTTGAAGCGTGCGGCTGAGATAGGTATCCTGGTGGGCGCGTTCTACGGGTTCGTGCTCTGGCTCGCCTAAGATTAACGGCAGATGAGAGACAGGCATCTGTGCGCAAAGAGGGGTTATACTAAGGTCAGTTGTTGAGCGGTAAGCAAGGAGCAGGAAATGTACAAGCCAGTGAGTCGCGCATACCCCAAAGAAGCAGCCAAGGCCTATGCCCGGCTGGAGCAGGCCATTGTCAACGATTTCTTCACCCGCTATGGACTCGGCCCGGACCGTCGCGTAGAGTTCCAGGTGTGGGTCGAGCAAATCGCCGAAGCCAGCTGGCCGCTGAGTGTCGATGATGTGGTCGCAGCCTACGAGCAAAACAGCATCGTCGAGGGGTGGTCATTCGAGAAGGTCATGGGAACACGTGATGCGTCTGGCGTGTTGGTTAGTATGACCATCCGGGCCAGCCGGAAGGAGTAGGAAAATGGAAAGGACGATTTCTCACAATGGGTTACTATTCACCGAAGATGAGATTGGCGACCTGATTTATCAGTCACGCAAAGCGGCCCAGGTGGCCAATTATCGCAGTCAGTTTACCGTCGAGGCAGTGTTCAATGCAGTGGCCAACGAAGCAGCCGATGCGCTCGCTGCCTACAAACAAGAAGTCCTGGAGGACAAATGACCCGCGAACAAGTTGTAGAGTTCTTTGAGTTACGTGATAAATATCGCCCGCTGATGAACACCCAGGAAGCACTTATTCGCAGCACTTGTGCTCGCGTGCATGGCAACGATGCAGACACGCTGGAGCGGTACGCCTACGAAGTGTCAGCCGCAAGCATTGAAGCATTACGCAAATTGGGCGCATTTGAGATTCCGACCTGGCGCGATACTGACAGCCAATCGGCACTAATCCACCAGACCCGCCGCGCAGCCGCCGCGAAGATTATCATGGCATGTGAGAGCGAGCGATTGGAGCGGATGAGCAAAGATTAACGGAAGATGAGAGAGACCCTAGTTTAACAAAATCCATGTTAAACTAGGGTCAAGTCAAGAGCACGGCACATTAACAACTTAATAGTCATTTGGAGAGGGGCCAGCATTGTCAAACGGCACGAGGTCGATGCCGCTCTGCCCATTGGGAACCGCCCTTTGGGGATTGCAGGAACTTTCGGCAGCGTTGCCAGGGCCACGTAACGGAATGGCGAGCGCGGGGTGGCACCCGCCCGATGGAAGTAGACGAGCCAGCCAACTCTTGCTCCACCGCCATATTATCTACAAGAGGACCCGGCTATAAGGAAACCGCAGGCGCTAATGTTGGCCCTGCTCCAAATGATTATTAACAGTTACCAGCATTGGTGATAATAAGAGGGGCGCGGACGCGCCGATGGCTTGGAGTTGGTACCGACCAAAGCCTGGAGATGTTTAACTGGCGGAGTTATGACCCGTCGGGCATCTGCCTCTCTCATTATCACCAATGCAGGAGCATAGCGCGATAGCTTAGTTGGTAGAGCGGCGGCCTCCAAACCCGCTGGCGCAGGTTCGATTCCTGCTCGCGCTGTAGAGCATCAACAAAGGAGAGCAAAATGGACTCGAGAGACGAGTTGGTTGAGGAATTTCAGGGGCGCGGGTTTACTCGCGAACAGGCAGGGACATTGGCCGATTTGTGGATAGCGCAGGACGGGTTGTATGCCGAAGTCGTTAAAGAGGCTACCGACGCAAGGGCAGCCGGGAAGCGCCCGCCAGAGTCAGCCACCCGCAACAAGGCACGCGCAGTAAATCACAAGTTCTTTCAAACGGCAGCAAGATTTGAGCGTGAAAACGCAAAGGAGAGCTAGACATGGGATACTTGCAGGCATTGGCATGGGCTGGAGAGGTTGAGGCAGGGAATGTGAGTCTGGAAGATGCGGTTCGTGCGCACCTGACCGGGAACTGCTGCCCGCCGATGGGTGAATTTACCTCAGCCGCTGTCCGGGCTATTGACAAGGTGCGCTCTGGGGAAGGGTGGAAGTGGGTTCTGCTTCCCAATGGTATCCGCGCAGCGAGGGACAACAGCCGATTAATGACGGCTGACCAATTGGTTGATGCGCTGAACCTGGACGCATTTTGCGAGAGCTTAGAGGAGTTTTAGGGTGGAAACCAGAAAGGTTTGGGTCGTTGAAGTTGGGGAATATGAGACTGTGGTCACTGGAATTTACAGCAGCAAGGAAAGGGCTGAGGCTGCGGTTCGGGCCAGGAAGTTGGCGGTAGGGGTTGACAGGTGCCCGATTTTCATTTCTGAGTGGGTGCTGGACGAGGGCTTTGATGAGTAATCAGCAGCGTGTGGCATGGCTGCTGGCGAGTAGGAACGCCGATGGAACCACCGGACTTTTAGATGGGGGGGGTGCCCTGGAGCAGGTTATGTGCGCAGAGAGATGCGCGAAGGAGCAAACGATGAGAGATGTCAGCGATGGTGGGCTGTTGTGGCGCAAGTTTAACGGCTTCTGCGAGTTCGTGGCCAGGGCCAACCTGGGCACGTCCAGAACCTGGGAGCTTTCCCGGTGGGTTGGTCGGACCGTCAAGATTCGAGTCTGGGCCAACGAACGGGGCGAGTTCTTCGAGGCCGAAGTTGGCCATGTAAAATCTACAATCTTTCAGGACCGCCAGGCAGTGTTTAACTGGGTCTCGGTGGAGATTGAATACCAGCGGGCAACTGAACGGGCCTGGCTGGGCGAGGAGGAATAAACAAAAAAGCACCCTCACGATGAGGGTGCTTTTTTTATTTTATTTTCAAAATATTTTCAAATATTTATTCTATTTTCTCGGCTCTGCGTCTCTCAATTCTCTGTTCTAGAAAAGTTGTTCTAGGTTTCTGGGCCTGGCCCCTGGCCCCTGCTTGCCAACTCCCGGTCGTACAATATTATTGTATTATTATATCACGGCCGCGCAGTTTTTGTGCATTAGATAGTATCATTTGATTCATCCAACGAATGACCACATTTTATCGCCTGGGCGACCGTTTCCGACGTGAAAATAGGATAGCAGTAGCATTCTGCCGTTTGTCAAGTATCCTATATACACAGCGCGAGAACGTTCTTGCCCAAAAGTAAAGGATTGACAATGGCCAAGCAGACATATACCGAGGCGCAACTTGCCCTAACAGTGGAAAATTACAGTAACCTTATTGATTATGCGCTTTGTCAAGGATTGGGCAGTGCCAGCGAATGGTACCAGAATGAACACGATATCATTGCCCGCAACGCAAAGCAGCATGGGATAAGTATCAATGTGTATGCGGCAATGACAGCCGCATTGTCACCCTTGATGAAATGGTCCGAAAATATCAAATCTGTTGAGTCTATTATCGAAGGGGTGCCATTTGAGAATATCAGCGGTTTCAATCGCAACAAAGTCAAGGCGCAGCAAATTCTAGATACTGGTGACACCAGTATCCTAGTAGGGCCTAAGGTAAGACAATTTTATCAAGCCTTATTACTCAATCCTACGTCAACTACAATAGACATATGGATGTTACGCGCAACCCCCTGGGGAAGCAGTGTAGCCACTCGTGACAGTAAATATCCTGTTATTGCCAAGCGCTGCGCAGCAGCAGCGCTCAACGAATTAGCAACCTGGCCAGGCGATGACATGACTGAGTCCCAAATTCAAGCCGTGGTTTGGGTAGCTATTAGGGACTGTTGGGATTATGTGAAAGATTATGCGCGTGGCGACGGGCACTTTCGGATTGTTAGTGCATTACGTAACAGTGCCCAGGCATGCAAATTTTAGGCACTGGCACCAGTGAAAAATAGACCCTCAATTGAGGGTCTATTTTTTTGTCGCCCCACTAGAACATATGTTCGCATTATGGGGACTATTCATAAGTACTACGAATAGCATAGGATAGGCCTAGAATCGACGCAACGCGGTTACATGATAGATTATAGCTATGGTAGGGGCTGCGCCTCGTGTAGGGGCACTGTAGGCGGGCTGAGGGGGTGTGAGAAGGTCGATGTCATGCAACTTTGCATGTGGACGCTATATAGGATAGTAGCAGATAGAACGATTAGAACGTTTGTTCTAGACTATTTATCATATCATCATACCTATCACCAATTGTCGTTTAGCTGCGCCTAATGTTGGCGCTTAGGCGTGCCTAATGTGGTGCGTTAGGTCGGGCTAATGTGCGATGTTAGGCCAGGCTAATTATGCGCCTATAGCATGGGGTATCTGTTAGAAGTCCAGTCTCTCTCATAATTCATTAATGTTTGATAAGTCATATTGTATACAGTCCTGGGCGAGGGCATGAACGTGCGTTCGGTTGTCATATTGTATGACTTGAAACCGAACCGGAGGAGGGTGGGGGACACCTCGCGGTATTCCGTTCACATACTCACCCTACTTTTCCAACTTTGATTTTCTGCCCTCGCAGAAAAAAGCCCCATCGCATATGGGGCATTGTCACTGCTGTCTTTCTTTCCATTCGTTGAGGACCGTTAGCGGGTCTGGCTGTGGCAAGTTATGCCACGCTGCGTATATCGCTGCGCAGCTAATGGCGAAGGCTGCGTATGGGGCGTCCTCTATGCCCCTCATGCCGATATCACCAAGCTGTGGCCACCATCTGTTTGAGGCGGACCTGAATGTTCCTGGTTGCCAGAACATGCTAAACTGGAGCGCCAGCTTCTGCGCCATATTGCCATCTGTGCTCACCACGTCCATGTAGGCAGACACGTCAATCTGCTTGTGGGGGCTACCGCCGAGAAGGTGGACTGGCCACCCGCTAAACTCCCACACCGGAACATCAGTTCCGGCATACCGGGTTGGCACACTGTATGCAAGGCGCACCATCGCCCCTCCGACGCTGCGCGGCAGTTGTGCGATTGCGCCCGAATACTTAGGGATTATCAGCACCTCATTGACGTACTGCGATGCCTCCTCTGCCCATGACATTACTTCCTGAAGCTGGCCCGGCGCCTCAAGGTCAAGGACGGTGGCCATGTGCGGTCGTTCCTGCTCCAGGGCCGCCATGTATGCTGCCCTGTCCGGCTTCTTCCAGTCTTGGTCGGCGAAGTAGAGCGGGAAGTAGTGGGTACATGGCAATTGTGCGCCATACTCGAACCCGGCCAAAATTGCCGTTTCGGCAAATCGCCTGTTCCCACCAGCGCAGTAGATTAGGGTAGGCGTCACTCTGCGTCTGCCTCTTTTACAGCGTAGATTAGGGGCATACCCAGCAGGGTGAACGCAAACTTGAGGATGACATTAGCGGCGATGATTGACACAACAACGCTCCACGGCATAGTCCCGGCGAAGGCAAGGACGGCGAACAGGACGCTGTCAACGGGCAGGCTTGCCCCGTTGCTCACGAGCACTCTGGCCCACTGCTTGTCCCGGCCATATTTGTCCACCCACTTCTGGTAAACCTCTCCATCGAGCATTTCTGACACAACCTCAGCGATGATTGAGGCGATGACGATTCTCCACACCGGGGCCAGGATGGCCACGAACTCTGTCTGGGGGCCAACCATTGGGTCGGCGGGCAAGGCGCCTATTGCCCAGAACACGATTGCCATGAAGATGTTTATAGCTGCCGCTGCAACAATCAAAGCACGGGCCGTGCGAATCCCGGCGACCTTGTGAACCATGTCCCGCAGCGTAAATGTGAGCGGGTACACCAGGGTGCCGCCATCGACGCTCAGGCCAAAAATAAGCAGGATGCGCAGGCTGCCGATGTCGGCCAGCATTTGTGCGGCCACGTAGCAGCCAGACACCACGGCCACTGCGGTCGTACCGGACAAAACAAATCCTCTCTTGCTCACAAGGTAAGCCTCCATAGATTAAGGACCTTTCCGGTCCTCGTCGTCTCATTCCCCTCTTTGACGAATCCTTTCTTCGCGTACCACGCATTTGATGCAAGGCCTGCCGGGCACTTGGCAAACAGTGACTCAGCACCCGGAGTTTCCAGCAGCACAGCCAGCATCTCTGTCCCGGCGCCTGGCCTTGTTGAGATAATCTCGCGGATTGTAAGCTGTTTATCACGGCGCAGGTGCCAATGGCAGAATCCGCCGTCGATTAAAAGAAGCTCACCGCGCCTGGCAGAGTCGTGCAGCGTGTCAAATATCACTTGGCACCCGCCCATCCTTGGCGTCCCATGCGCCCTGCCAGTATGACGCCTTCATGGCCGCAGCCAGGGTATCAAGCGTTATCTCTCCATCCGGCAGTTCATCGAATTCTGTCAGTGCTTCTTCGGAATCTTCGCGATAGACGACGATGTATCGCTGTCCGCCGAAGCTACCGGCCAGATACTTTGGCGCGCCACCCTTCCTCCACTTGATAATGCCTGCGTGTTCATCTTTCTTCTTATCCATCATTTCCATTAGCTTATCCCAGTCCTTTTTTGTGAACGGAGCACTTTCGTGCAGGTATATAAAATCAGCCATCAATCAACACCAGTCTTGTAATCTCCGGGAAGTATGCCAGCAGTTGCTCGCAGTTCTTGCCGTACTTGCGCAGGCGAGTGCTCAGTATCGGTGCGCGGTGCAAGTTTGGCGCTGGGGAGAATACAGGGAGCGGTTCGGAAATAAATACCCCTTTGGGGAATGACGTGCTCAAGAGTTCTGTTTGCCACTCGCCAACGTGCGGGTGCCACAGCACCTCATTTGTCCCGGTTCCCTCAAGGAAATCCAGCATAGCAATCTTTGCCGGGTGAGCCTCCTCAAAGAGGTTATCGTAGAATGTGCCCATCATGACACCAAGATGATACACCACCTCATCTTCGTTAAAATCTTCTACGACGTTCATTTCTGCCGCCCAATCAAAGTACCGGATAGTCAGGCGAATGGCCGAGAAGCCATTGTGCGGCTCTGTGCTGCGGTACATCCAGTCCGGCAGCAGTTTATCTGTCAGCTTTAGAAGTCTATCAGCGGGTCGCACCTTGTCTCTGCTCCTGAAACCACGCCCAGCCAGGGTTCAGCATACCGTTCTCGATTTGTTCAAGCAGGACCCCGATGGCGGCCATCCTCAGACCACTGTAGCTCACGCTGAAGTTCCAACTCACGTTACCGTCGTACTTGATGCCCTTGACGCTAACGTCATACCATCCGCCCATCGCGGACTGGACAATTTTCATCTTTTCGATTTCTATTTGCATGCCTCGTCCTCCAACTCGTTCGACGTGTCGAGATAGTCCATCAGCAGCGCATAAGCGGCCTCGAACCTAATGTTTTTCCTTGTGGCCATCTCGCTCACCTCTGCGCCGAACGCCCTTGGCTCGTCAGATGCCATGCGAGCGGACAGCAGTTCCATGTCGCCGTGTGTCAGATACGGCAGCGTGCTGTACTGCCGTGGCGTGCTGGACATGCCGATAACATCTTCCAGGAACTCGACCAGAAGGCACATCTCCTCTGGGAAGCTAATTTCTCTTGTCATTTATACACCTCGTCATATGTCTCCTCTGTCATCCACGTATGGTAGCCCCATCCATCCCCCAGCACGGTGTCAATCCTGCGCTCAAGCTCATCCATTGTTGAGCGGACATCCCCTGGTCGCGCAATTACCTGAACGTGGTACGTAACAAACACGGTGTCCTTGTCGATTGCGCCTGGACCGTATGCCCAGTATCCCATATCAGTTATCTCCGTGCGTAGATGGCCGCAGCTTCGCACTTGCCGCGTCCACAATGCCAAACGACAGGTACTCCAGGTACGCCTCTGCCAACGTTCTGTTGGAGAACGCCTCCTCTGCCGTCGAGCCGTCCCGCATTGTTATCACGACAAACCAGACCCTGTCGTGGTCTGCGCGTGTGATTGAGTAGTGGCTGCTGTCTTTCACTGTTCCACCACTCTCCAGGTCAGCACAAGCCCCTGTGCCGCAATCTCAATTTCATCTGTTGAGCAGAGCATACTCCACGGCCCCATCTCGCGCACGGTACGTTCGTATGGGCCAGGCTGCGCGTCCGCGAAAGTCTCCCGCGCCAGGTCTATGGCACGCTTGCCCTCATCCGTCTGCGCAAGCCAGTAGCTCTCCAGGTCAACCTTCACCAGTTTCCAATCCATCTCTATCCCCACACTCCTGCATTTGCCGCGTCAATCGTGACCACGGCCAACGCCACATTGCTAAAAAACAGAACCCACAACGCAAACCTGCGGAGCCTCTGCTCGCGGATAAATATTGCCATTGCATACGCTGGGAAGAACAGGAACCCCGTTAGCGGTACTAGACATTGAAACAGCGTAAGCAGTTCGGCCTTATCCATCGGTGCGCTCCTCTGCTGCCTGCGCCGCGTCAACTTCGCGGGCGCTCATGTCGGCGATGATGTCCTCAAGGCGCTTGATTTCGGCATCCTTCGCGGCCACAATGTCGGCGCGGATGTATTCGGCATCACTAGCGTCAACCTTTTCGTCGTAACACAGTTCGTACCAATCCTGCGTAACGTACTCTGAACGCCCTGCCCCGATTCGTTCTGGAAATTCGCTCATCTCTACCTCTCCAATCCCGTCGAATTCGACGGGTTACATCGCTCGCTCCATTACCCGGATACAAAGCCTCCGGGCAGGGCTTTGTCAGCTAGAAGGGAATGTCTTGGTTGAAGTCGTCGTCAGCAGCTTCGTCGCTCTGCCCACGGTCACGACCATCTCCGCCAGACAGGAACACGACATTCTCAGCAGTCAACTCATAGCTGGCCCGCGTAGAGCCATCAGTGCCTTCCCACAGGCGCGGCCCGCCAGTTTCCTTGTCCGGGCTCAGGCGTCCCTCCACCATCGCCTGCCGACCCTTGCCCAAGTACTTCTGTACGTTCTCGCCCTGCTTGCCCCAGACGGACACGCGGAACCATGTCGTCTCCGACTGCTTCGTGCCGTCCTTCGCAGTCCACTTGCGGTTCGACGCCAGACTAAAATTCGTCACGGTCGAGCCACCAACTTCGCGAGTTTCCGGGTCGGTTCCCAAATTCCCAATCACAGTCACTTTCTGGTACATTCTTTGCTCCTTGTCTTAATTGGTAAGTGCGCCAATTGTAACATGCGCACAGAAGAAAACGAGTTCTCTCATAATCGGCTAATCCTCAAGCGTGTAGCCGAATGTCAGCGTTGTCGGGCTTGTAAAATGCGGGCCGCAGAATGTTGCGTGCGTCGTGGCCGTGTATGCGTACTGGTGCTGCTTGGCGATTGCGATGAGCGTGTCCAGTTCGGCCTTCTCTGCCGTGGGCTGGTCCCCGGTCAGGATGTCAATCTGATTACGGGCATCTTCAAGATGCTTCAGCAACTCATCCCACGTCGGCTTCTCCGGCTTCGTGACCGTGATGACCGTGTGCTCCCCAACTACCTCAAACGCAGACAGCAGAAGCGCTCGCAGGCGCTTTTCCGTGCTGGAGCCATATTCGTTTGGGCGCACAATCGCAAACTCCGCCTTTACCTTCTCAATCTTTTTTGCCATGTGTGTCTCCTGTATCTACATAGTTCAGGATTTCTCCCGCATTGTTGATTGCGCTCAAAAGCCTGGCCTTGTCCCCGTCCTCTGCGTATTCGGCAACGAGTTGCAGCGTGTGGTATGCCCACACGGCGCACTCGAACACGCGCACCAGCTTCAGGGCGTTTGGCCCAAGCTGGTCGCGGTCATCCGGCAGAGGGTCGCTATCCCAACTGAAGTTGAGCGTAACGTCATGCCCAGGGGCGGTCACGCTGTCGTCTCCAGCAACTCTGGCCGCGCCCGTTGCTTCGACGAACTCACAATTGAATTCGCCAAACACGTCCTTAGAGGCCATGATTTGCATAGAACTCACGCAACTCCTGCTCCTGCTGGATTTTCTCCGCCACCTTCGGGTTGGCCTGGTCGGTTGCCGATGCCTCCGCGTTCAACTCCAGCCACTTGTCGCGCATCTCTCGACTGTGGAACCGATACACCTTGCCATCATATTCACCCCAAAAAACCATGTCACTCACCTTAATCACCCATTTCCTTCTTCAAGTAACAGCGGGGAGTCCCCCGCAATTGCAAACAACTTCGGCTCGCTGATGCTTGGCTGTGCCATCACGCGGCAGTTCATGGACAAGACGGTAATCTGGAACTCGTAATGCCCGTCCGCGTGTCCCGTTACGATGGCTTCCGAAACAACGCCATTGTCGAGAATGTACACCTTCCCGCCCGCCGCGATTGCAACGGAAACGTCCTCACCCACTCCAGTCACGGTCGCCACGCGGCCCCTCTTCCTTTTCCAGCAGCCATGCCCGCTTCTCGTCCCGATACTTGTCTAAAATCTTGTTGGTGCGCCGGATATCCTTGTCAACCCGCTCAATGTAACGACGATGAGCCTTCATAGCCTCGTCGTCCCGCTCGCGAGTAGAGTACGCCCACACGACGACAAACAGGCAGGCCATGATTACGACAATGCAAAACAACAGCAACTCATTCAGGCTCAGGGCCGTTTCTTCCATCCCTTTCATCCTTTCGCCCAAGCTCGTATGCTTGGGCGGCTATTTGAACCTTCTTCCAATCGGAGTACCCGACACCAGTCCTGACGGCCTTGCTGCCAGCCAGCGCGGCTTTTATGTAGTCGTCGGAGAACTGCGTGACAGCACGAATGGCCGCAACTTTCTCATGGTCACTCACCATAGACAACTACCTGCGGCCCGCCCCCAAAGTATGCCGGGTCAACTCCGCACTTCTTGCAATAGATGCGCGGGTGGCTCCAGTCTGCGCCCTGAATCTCAAAATCAGAGTCGCGAATAGCAGCCTTTGTTACGGCATGAAGGTGGCGAATAGGTGCCTCTACGTACAACACGGTCGAGAACACAATTGGGCCACCACAACCACGACAAACATCATTCATTGATACTCTCCTTTACTAATCCACTATATTTTACCACCTCTGTGCAGATACACATAACCTCTCTAATAAACAGACCTCAGTACACTAACTGTACTGAGGTCCCGCAGTGCTCAGTACACTTTCTGTACTGCCTTCAATAATAAAAAGAAAATATTAAAGAAACACAGCACTCAAAATTGCCATGCAGGCATAAATAATGGTACTATATGAGATATGCCTATCCAAGACGGCCAGGTGCCGATTTCAATAGAGCCAATAAGCAAGCCAAAAATATCCAACAGCCCGGTGATTGTCCAGCGCAACAAGGGCAGGAACGGATGGAAGCGTGCCATCGACAACCTGCAAGAGATTGCGACATCGGAGAAAGACTTCGCCGTTTGGGAACTGCTGGCCAGAGGTTATACCAGAACACAAGTCTCTGAAGAACTAGGCATGAGCCGCATGACCGTCAATGCTGCCGTTAAGCGCATGATGGAGAGGGCCGACCTGTTCATTCAGGAGAATGTTGAGGACTGGCGAGCCAAGCAGCTTGCCATCTATAACCAGGAGATTTCTAGAAGCTCCCGGGACGCCGAGCAACAGTCCGTACCCGTTCTTGATGAAGAAGGCGTGCAGGTCATCAGCCGCAACGGTGCGCCGAAGTGGATTATATCCCCGATGGAGGCCGCAAAGATTCGCGACATGGGCGGGAGAAGGCTCCTACAGGCTCTTAGCAACGAAGCCAAGTTGCTGGGATTGCTGATTCAGCGGAGCGAGGTCAAGGTTGACCAGCGTGTCCTTGCCGTTATCCGGTCAGACTCCGGGGACAGCATTATGGAAATGATTTAGTGCCTGTTCAAGAGTACGTAATTGTCAGCAACACGCCAAGCGGCGAGGGCTACATGCCTGTTGGCAACGTGCGCGACTTCTTCGCGTATCGTGGGAGTGAGGCAATCCTGTCAGGCCCCTATGAGACTGGCAAGACAATCGGCGCCCTATACAAGCTCCACCTCCAGCTATCGAAATATCCGAACGCCCGCGCCCTCGTGGTGCGCAAGCAGTATTCTGACCTAAAGTCATCTGCGTGGATGACCTACATAGATAAGGTACTGCCGTTCCCGCCAGACGATGAACGATGCCCCGTTGAGGTTATTGGCGGGAACAACCCGTTTCTTGTGCGTTACCCAAACGGCTCGCTGATGCGACTTGGCGGCCTGGACATCAATCCAAACAAGGTGCTGTCGGCAGAATACGACTTTATTTTCGTCCCGCAGGCAGAGGAGCTAGACCAGGACGACTGGCAGATGTGCCTTGGCCGGACGACTGGCCGCTCCGGCAATACCCCATATACGCAGATAACTGGCGACTGCAACCCAGATGTGCCGACTCACTGGATTCTGAACAGGCCGACCCTGCGCGTGTTTCATACCCTGCACACGGACAACCCGACGCTGTTCCGCTGGGACTCGACGAACGTCGATGGCAAGAATGTACTGCGGCTGCGGAAGGATGACAACGGCGACCCGGTTCCGACGCCACAGGGAGAAAAGACTATGAGCATCCTAAGCTCGCTGACTGGCGTACTGCGGGAGCGAGGCTTCCTGGGCCATTGGGTCGGTGCAGAGGGGCAGGTCTACCCGGAGTTCAGGAAAGAGGTGCATGTCATCAAGCCGTTCAACATCCCGCCAGACTGGCCGCGCTTCCGCGTGTTCGACTTCGGCTATCGGCATCCGTTCGTTTGCCAGTGGTGGGCAGAGGATGGCGACGGGCGACTGTACCTGTATCGCGAGGTATTCCACACTGAGCGCACGGTCCAGCAGCACGTCAGCGGAGAGATGACCGTTTTCCCCGGCATCCGCGAGTTGTCTGGGCAAGAGGTATATGAGGCGAATATTTGCGACTGGAACGCAGAGGACAGGGCAACGCTTGAGGCAGAGCTTGGCATACGCACCCTGAGCGCCGACAAGGCCATCTCGTCGGGCATCCAGCTTGTGCAGGAGCGCCTAACTGTACAGGGTGACGGTAAACCGCGTATAATGTTCTTCCAGGACGCCCGTGTAGAGGTTGACGATGAACTGCGCAAGAACTACAGGCCGACCAGCACGATTGAGGAGTTCCCCGGTTATGTGTGGCCGGGCCTGAAAGAGTCGGTGGCCAGGGCATCAGATGAGCGACCGATTAAACTTGGAGATGACGGCATGGACGCGATGCGCTACATGGTGGCGTACAGAGACATGCACATAAAGGGCAAGCCTGGCTCGCGCCAGTATGTCTAGGAGCTAACTATGTTCGATTTAAGCAAGCAAGCCGGAATAAACCCTGCCGTCGAGTCGTGGCTGATGCACATCGCCGCAGAGCACGAGGAAGATGAGGAAAGATACCGCATTTATCGGGAATACTACGACGGCCTTCATCGGGAGCAGCTTACCGATGAAATGCGCGACTATCTGCGCATCCGCGTGCCGGGCATTGACTTCTCTGCCAACTACATGCAGATTGTGGTAAACAGTATCGCAGAGCGCACAAACGTTGTCGGCGTGGAATGTGACGGGCAGACAGAGAAGATGATGGACTGGTGGGACAAGAACGAAATGGACTATCGCCAGTTGGATGTCCACACGGCGAAGTTCCGCGATGGCGACTCCTATGTTCTTGTTGACTTTGACCCCGTGCTGGGCATCCCGCGATTTACGCCGCACATGGCCTTTGACGGCACGTCGGGCATGCACGTTGAGTACAGCGAGAAGGATGGCAGCATGCTTGTGGCCATCAAGCGGTGGGTTGAGACTCTTGGCCCTGGAGAGGGCAGCCGCCGTCGTGCATACGTGTACTACCCTGAGCGCATAGTCTCGTTGGCCGCAGGGCTTTCAGACACAAACCTTGGCTGGGAGCAGCTAGAGGTCATTCCCTGGCCAGTCGGGCAAATCCCCGTTGTCCACTTCAAAAATCGTGGGAGGGGCTACAACTTCGGCATGTCAGAGATGGCGCAGGCCATCCCCATGCAGGACGCCCTGAACAAGATGGTCATCGCCCACATCGCCGCCGCACAGACCAGCGCCTTTCGGATTATCACCTGGACTGGCAATATCCCCGACGAAGATATTCGCCTATATCCCGGTGGCATCCTGTATGACCCACTGCCGGAGAGCAAGATTGGCTGGATTCCCGGCGAAGCACTCCGTCCGATGATTGAGACGGTTGATTCGTTCGTGCAGCGCATTGGCCAGGTCAGTGATACGCCCCTGTCTTACTTCCAGCTTTCTGGCCAGATGGCGTCAGAAGGCACCCACAAGCAGCATGAGGCTCGCCTAATCGCCAAGGCGCGTATCGCGACTGTGGAGAGTGGCGCGGCATGGTCCCGTGTCATGGCCCTGGGGCGCAAGGTCTACAACTACTTTGGGGCAGGGGAGCTTGACGAGGGTAGGGCAATCAAGGTTATTTGGGACACGCTCGAAGTTCGGGACGCCTCACAGCGCCTGACCGACAAGTTCGAGCGCCTCAAGCTGGCCGTTGATGCTGGAGCCAACTTTGAGGCCGCTGCCCGCATGGCAGGTTTTACAGACGAAGAAGCTGCCGAACTGGCAGAGGTAGAGTACCCAGATGTATCTCAAACAATACAAGACCTATCAGCCACCAACGCCGGACCAAATAGCGAGCCTGCTGCAAATCGACCCGGTCGAAGCTGAGAACTGGTTCTATGAAAACGTGCCGTCTCGCTGGCACAGATATGTAGACGCAATCGAGTTCGAGGACCCGGAAGAAATCCCCATGTCCGCCGACGAGCTAGAGGCGGCCTTGGATGACGCTGGCGTATATGGCCCGAAGCGCGGCAGGTTGCGCGGCGCCTTCGCCGCTGGCTCCATTCTGTTTATCGTCGGCGGTCTTTACATGACCAGAAGCCGCCGCGTGGTTGACTTTCCGCGTGGTGCCGTTGAGGCCCTAATCAAGTCCGGCATGGCCATGATGCGCATGGAAATCTCCCTGCTGCAAAGTGGCGCAATCACGCTGTCCATGTGGGAGTACCGCTCTATGCGACTGCTGCGCATGATGTATTCTGCTGCCGGACTGCTCGCCGGGCGAAGATTAGAGAGTGTTGCGCAGGCGCTCGCAGCGCAGTATGCTTTGTTTGGCTCGATGGTGACTGAAATAGCAACCGGAAGCCAGCGGATGGCGAGCCTGTTCCGCAGGGCGCGGCGGTACATCTCGTTCACCAGAGCCATGTACTATCTTTCCGTTGGCCTGTCCCTTGTCGAGGAAGGCTTTGAGGAAGAACGGAACATTTTGGGGGTCGCAGAGCACTGCGGCGGATGTGTCGCAGAAACAGAGCGTGGATGGGTTATCAAGGGCGACTTAGTGCCCATAGGAGCAAGAGACTGTGGTGGAGAATGTAAGTGTAGCATTGAGCACAGACGTGGAAGCCTTATCGTTAGAGCGTAGCGATTGGGAGATGTATGGCGAGTTCACCGAAGTCGGGTGGATTCCACCGGAACATCTGGCGTACCAAGAGTGGGAGGGGCACACATTTGCCGTCTCTCGCATTGGCAGCGCAATCAATTTCTTCATTGGTGATGCCATCATCTATGGCCAGGACAACTTCGGGGAGACATACTCGCAAGTGGTCGATGAGCTTGGCCTTGACATGCAGACCGTTTACAACTACGTCTGGGTTGCCCGAAGCATACCCATAGAGCGCCGTGTCATTGGCCTGTCATGGGAGCATCACAAGATAGTCGCGGGGCAGGTGGATGACTTGCAGGACTACTGGCTTGCCCGCGCCCTTGAGGAGGGCTGGTCAACTCGCGACCTTCGCGGAGCCATGAAGGGCAATCCCCCTGCCCTACTGGAGAACACAGATGGCTTTGTCCGCCCGACAAAAACTCTGATTGTGGAGTTCCTTATGCTGGCCATCGCATCCGACGACGACGCGACAGAGTGGCTGCGCGGCCTGTCCGACGCTGAGTCAGAAAAGCTGGCTGGCGAGCTTGAATACGTCGAGGAAAAGATAGAAGCCCTAACTGAGGACTTTTTCCTATTGACAGGGCATGGGTGATGATGCTATAGTATTATCACTCTCTTTTCTCACGCCCCGTGCGTGACGCTCCTTTGTGGGGCTGCGTTACTCCTCCAGCGCAGCCCCACGCTTGTTTTATCCCAAACTTTATCCCAAATTTATCCCAAACTTGCGCGTGCGGCCTCTTATGCTTTATACTACCTCCATTGGTATTATAATATGAGCAACACAAAGATGCACGGGCCAGCAGACAGTGCCCCACAGGCGACCGGGAAGTATGCGGTTTGTCAGGTGTGTAAGGCACAGTGGCAAGTTCGTGTTGACACGGACAAGGAGCGGTGCGCGTTTTGCGGGGCCGCGAAGCATCAAATTGTAGTGCTCGCAGAGGACTAGAGGTCAATGCCAGAACCAACTGAGACTCCGGTAGTCGAAGTACCCACCGATGAGCAGCCTGGTGCGCCTTCGGATGTGTTCAGTCGAGAGTATGTAGAAAAGCTCCGTAGCGAAGCCGCCGACTGGCGGAAAAAGTATCGGGACGTCGAGACTGAACAAAAAGCCCTGAAGCAGAAAGAATTGGAAGAAGCTGGCAAGTGGCAAGAGATTGCTGCCCAACGAGAGGCAGAGCTTGAGCGACTTTCGGCAATCAAGGAGACGTATGACGGCTTGCTCACCTCAATTGAGGAGCGCAACAAGTCCCGCGTCGAGCGTGTTCCACAGGAACTGCGCAGCCTGGTTCCACCGCTTCCTCCCCTGGAATTGGCTAGTTGGCTCGACGCCAATGATGCCGTTCTTTCTAAGCCACAGGCTGTCAGCATCGGTGCATCTGCCGGGAACGGTGACAGGCCAACCGGGTCCGCTTCCTTGACAGAGGCGCAGCGGCAGGCAGCGCGGCGCATGGGCGTGACTGAAGAAGATTATTTAGCCCAGCTCAAAAAGAGGTAAGAAATGGCTACACGAGGCTTTGAGTTTGCGGGTAACATCAACGGACAGAATAGTGTCCCTGTTATTCGCGACCTGCCCGTAGACGGCACTGGCGCCTATAAGGTCGGTGACGTTGTGCTTCTGAACTCCGATGGCCAAGGCGCCAAGGTGACGGGAAGTGCAAAAGAAGTTACGGGTGTTATTCAAGAAAGACGCGCCTCTGGGAGTGATGGTGGATTGCTGAAAATCGCAATCCTCAATCCGACTCAGATTTGGCGTTGTTCGATGGACGCTACCAGCACGAGCGCCAAGGTCGGTTTCACTAAGACCCTGGACGTTGCAGATGAAAACACGCTGGACGCGGACGACCTGACGAACGGCACGCTGACCCTGTGGGACACTGATGTGGATGGCGACGGCAACATTCTTGCCTATGTCATTTTCAACAGCACCACGTTCGGGCCTGGCCCGGGTCAGGTTGCATATGAAGCCGCCTTGGCTCTCAAGGCTGCTGCGTAAGGGGTGATGCGATGACTGCTATCTTTGAACAATGGTCTGAGTTGCATGAGCCTGGCTTACGCGCCATCTTCGAGCAACAGCGGGACGCGCTGGCTGCGGCCAGCCGTATCCCCACACTTTTCAGTGTCCGCAATTCCACCAAGTCTGCGGAACACGACCTGGGCGTCGGTGGGTTCGGTGACTGGCGCGAGTACGAAGGTACTATCGAATACGACGAAGCGGAACAGGGCTTCAAGACTACGTATACTCACGTAGAATTTGCCCGTGGCTTCGCCGTAGAGCGCAAGCTCATCGACGACGACCAGTATAACATCATCAATCGTCGCCCGCGTCAGTTGGCTATGTCGGCCATGCGGACGCGGGAGAAGGATGCTGCCAGCGTTTTCAACAACGCTTTCAGTTCCAGCTATGTTGGCGGCGACAGTGTTGCGCTTTGCGGCGCTCATCCGCTGTCTCCCAGCAACGCGACGACCCACAGCAATACTGGCACGACCGCCCTGAGCACAACGTCAATTGTTGCCACGAAGCAGCTTATGCGTACCTTCGTTGACGACCGTGGCGAGTTGGTGCAGGTTATGCCGGACACAATCCTGGTTCCCCCGGAACTTGAGGAAACGGCGTATGTCGCCACGCGCACTCCTCAAATCGTGGGCAGCCCGAACAACGACCTGAACTTCGTTAATTCGCAGGGATGGAAGGTTGTGGTCTGGGATTACCTGACTGATGCCAACAACTGGTTCATGATTGATAGCTCGCTCGCGAGCCTGTATCTGAACTGGTTCGACCGTGTCGGCCTGGAGTTTGCCGCAGACCCGACTGGCGACTATAACCTGGAAGCCAAGTTCCGCGGCTATATGCGTTACAGCTACGGCTGGAGCGACTGGCGCTGGGTTTATGGACACGCTGTAGCCTAAGATGTATATCCTCACACGTCGCGTTAAGTCTCTTTCTGGTGGGTTATCTCGCCGGGAGGGGCAAGGCGTTGGCAGTGGGGAGGTCCCGAAGTCTGTTTTCGATGCGTGGATTCGTGACGGCATACTCGTAGAGAGCGTGCCGTCACATGCGCAGCCGAAAGAAGTTGTGCAAACAGAGCCGGGGGATACCGCCGCAAAGGATGGTCCCCCGGCTTTTACAATGCCAGAAGCCGACCTGCGCGAGTTGGCCAAAGAGCTTGGCATAAAGCACTACTGGCTGAAGGGGCACTCCAACCTTGCCGATGAGGTCGATGAGCACTTAGCCGCACGAGGTACATAATGGCCTTCACATATACGGGTGCCCTTGACACAGACCTGGAGCGTGTAAGATTCTACCTTGTTGACACGGTCGAGGATGCTGGGCCGCGACCAGACGAGGGCAACTTCACGGACGAAGAACTGCTTGGCCTTGTCGCAATAGAGGGCACATGGCAGCGTGCCGTCGCTGGCGGGTACGAACGCCTGGCTAGCGAGTGGTTCCCGCATGTTTCGTACAGCGCTGACAACTTCTCCGTTTCTTCTTCGCACACCGGAAAGAACCATGCCGACATGGCGAAGATATGGCGCGACCGCTACGGGTTCTCCCGGGCAAATCAGGGGTACAACCCGACTGGCGTATCTCGCCTGACAATTATCAGCGGTCACAACGAAGATGACCGATAAGTTCAAGCTGCCAGCCAAGCGCCTGGCCATCATGCAGAAGATAAATAAAGACCGCATGCAGCACACCGCGGTCATTATGAACGCTACCGTGGCCCAGGACGCCATGAACCAGCCGATTAAGACGTGGGTAGATGGCTCGACCATCGACTGCGGCTTCGGCTTCTCTCCATTCAAGTTCCGTTCTCGCGAGCTTTCCACGTATGGCGCCGACGAGTCTAGCGAGATGCTTGTCCGGGCCAGAGTGCCGCTGGCGTACCAGACTGAGATTACCACTGCGTCACGCCTGCGCCTGACGGCTGGCCCGGCTGGGCCTGTCATCCCGCCACAGGTGTACGAGGTGCAGGGCTTTAACGAAGTCGGCCCCGCTGGCATGGTGGTCAACCTAAAGATTGTGGAGTTGTAATGGCAGTACCGCGCATGGGGCAGATTGGCATTTCAAGCGAAAAACTTGGCGGCCTGCTTGGCCTTGCTGGCTCTACCGGGCGCGGCGGGGCGGTAACTGGCGCGGGTGGGATTCGCCTAGAGTACAAAACGGTTGCGCAACACGACGGCATGATTAAGCTACGCAGGTTCAGCGAGAATCCCAAGACAAACCTGGACAAGATTGCCCTTAGAGGTGCTAAGAAAATGATGCAGCTAACAGAGGCTGCTATGCGAGAGGATAAGACCGGTACGTGGTGGCCACAGCACCCGAACCGCTCGTCCGCGCCGGGCGAATTTCCCGCGAAACAGTCTGGTGAGCTTATCGCTTCGTTCCGAACAGGTGTTGTTTCTTCTCCGCGCAACCACGGCAAGGCAATCTTTGGTGCCGGAAACAAGCTGCCGCGCAGCTATGCTTTCTACCTGGAGTACGGGACAATGCACATGGCACCGCGTCCGTTCATGCGCCGTGCGGCTGTGCAGTTCAGGAAAGAGGTGCAGGCCGAAATGCGCAAGGAGTGGGGTGACCTGCGGCGCATCTCCGCAAACAAGACGGGCAGGCACAAGAACATTACAGAGATATTTGAATGAGCGTTCAAACTGCCGTTATAACAATACTTGAGGCCAACTCGACGGTCACAACGCTGCTTGGCACGCGCATATACCCTGGCATCTTGCCCGTGGCCCCTACGCTGCCCGCCATGCGCTTCAACAAGGTGGCTGGCTCCGGCGGCACGACCACTGGCCCCGACCTGGTGATGTCCAGGTTACAGTTTGACATCTATGCTTATACGAGTCTGGAGTCTGAGGCCGCAGCGAAGGCTGTATATAACGCCCTGCGGCGCTGGAGCGGCACGTCTGATGGGCTGAATATATCAGACATAACGCTGGACTATATGCAGACAATATTTGAGCCGACCACGAACGTTTACAGGTCGATTATGGACTTCAAGATATATTCGGAGGGTATGTAATGGCAAAGCAGAAAGAAGTTACAGAGGAAGATTCAAGCCCGGCAATTTATGTCGCGCTGGGCGACCGCAACGAACCGGGCGGCTACATTCACAAGGGGGACGTTACGGACCTGGCGTGGCTGTCTGACGACGCGAAGGGCTTTGTCCTGTTTCGCGGGTACTACTCCCCTACTTCGTGGGAGGTCGTGCCTGATGCAGTCCATGCGTCCTACCTAGAGCACCGCTGAAAGAAATGACAGCCGTATCCATCATTATCCCAACAGTGCGCCCCGACGGCATGCGGCGCACTGCGCAGAGTATTTTAGACACAACCGCAGGGCACGATGTAGAGATTATTACCGTAACTGACACAGAGATGCCAGTTGACGGCACAATCAACATCGTTGACCCGAACAATTTGTCGGCTCCGAACAGGTGGAACCTTGGTGCATCTCACGCCACCAAGAACCTGTTCGTCACTGGCGCGGACGACGTTGTGTTCCATGATGGATGGCTTGACGCCGCCGTGCGCGGCATGACACAGATTGGCGGACATGGCATTGTTGCCTTCAACGACCTGTCCCCGATGGCCGGGAAGCTGGCCACTCATTACATGATTTCTCGCGGGTACGCCATCGCTGACTTTGGTGGTGTGATGGCAATCCCCGTATACCAGCACACGTTCATGGACACAGAGGCGTCTGCTCGCGCGTCTCGCGATGGTGTTCTTGCCTATGCAGAAGATGCCGTTGTGGAGCACCTGCACCCGTTCTGGGACAAGGCAGAGCAGGACGAGTATTACGAGAAGGCGTACAGCCCTGACGGAGGCAAAGAGCTATACGAACAACGCAGCGAGATGGGATTCCCGAATACATGGGAGCCGTGTATTTTCTGGCCCAAGCACGAGCCTGGGCACGAGACGGTCGCGGTGGCGCCACGAATATTCCGTTCGCCGGACCGTGGCTTCTTCATCTCGTGGACCAACATGCTCCTGTTCGGCCTTAATGCCGGGGACTATGTTGTAATGCCAAGCGAGGGCGGTGAGCCTGGGCACATCGCGGCCAACATAGCGATTCAGAAGTTTCTCCGCAGCGGGCGAGATGCCTTGCTGTTTATAGATGATGACATGGAGTTCGGGCACGATGCCCTGCACCAGCTACGCGCAGACCTTTTCGGCAGCGAGTACGGCATAATGATGGGTTTCTGTACGCACAGAACTTGGCCGCCGCACGCCGTTGTCATGCGCAAGTCCCCAGAGCCGCGCGGGCTACCAAGTAGCCTGGCTGGACAGGACTATGTTACACTAGCGGTAGACGAAAGGTATGATAATAGTATTATTGAGGTTGACGCTGTTGGCCTGGCGTTTACCCTGATAAGGCGCGAGGTGCTTGAGGCACTTACGAACGAGTTCGGCGCGACCCACACGTATGATTACGTCCAGTGGGGAACCGGATACGAGGGCGAGGATGTCACGTTCTCTCGCCGCGCAAAAGAGCGTGGAACCCGGTTGGCAGTCAATACTAGCGTGAAAATTGACCACGTTGGGCGAGTCACCTTTGGGTGGTCTGCGCACCAGCAGTGGCTCGCAGATAGAGGACAATCGGAATGACCCAGTACACTGGTTTCAATATGACTGCCGTGTTTGGGGGTACAACCTTCAAATGCTTAAGCTCGGCGGACCTAGACATGACCGCAGACGTATACACGGCTGTCTGCGCCGGGCAATCTTGGAAAAGTCGCGTGACGGGCGCGAGTGACGCCACCGTTACGCTGAACTATATGTTTGACACGACCGGGCATGCGGAGCTTACTGCATCCCTGCCTGGCGTTACGGGCACGTTTACTTTGACCACGAACGGGACATACGGCCCCGTTGTAGTTATGGCGGCGGTGGTTGAAAGTCACCGTATGAGTTCGCCTACCGATGGGTTCGTTGTCGGTACCCTGACCCTGGGCGTTGACGCCTCCTTGACGGTATCATAGTATGAAAGATTTCCAGCTTGTTGAGGACCTGAGACAACGGCATCTCGTAAATTGGGCGAAGGCAGCAAAAAAGCTGCAACCCGAGGACTGGGAGAGCCAGAGTGACCTGCCGATGATGGTATACGTGGACGTGTTCGTTCGTGCTGCCATCCGCTCCGGCTGGGTTGATGGTCTCGCAGAAGAAGATGTGGAAGAAATGACGTACCAAGAAGTGTACAATCTTCTATTCATCCCCATGCAAACCTTTATGACCAAGGCCACGACACTGGAAAAAAACTAATACTGCAAGCCGCCTCTTACGCTTCGGGGACTGATGGCGTTGAACCGCCAGAGGAACTTTCGATGGGCTTCCGTTGGTCCCGATGGGGCGTAATGGAGGAGGGGGGCGGCTTGCTAGACCAGCCTATCGGGCTAGTTGATAAAGTTACCAGCTTGACGGTAGTGTACGAAGCATGGCGCGGCTTCACCACTGCTGGGAATCGTCTTGTTGATTGGGCAGAGAACAATCGGGGCCACATGAAGGTGGTTACGACTGTTCAGCGCCTGCGGCAAGAGATGGAGACGGACTAATGCCATTCGGGATGGGCGGCGACCAGATTGTAACCACGATAACCGCAGTCTGGAATGGCGACCAGGCAGTAAAGCGGGCAATAAAGGCGCTGGACGCACTCCAGAAGGCTGGAAGCTCAAAGGGTTCTGGGTCAAAGGACCAGGACATGATTGGCTCCCAGATGGGCAAGGCTGTCGGAGCGCTTGTGCCCGGCATGGAGGCCGTGGCTGTCGCTGGTGGCGTTATGGCCGCTGGCATTGGACTTGCTGTCGCCGCTACCAGGCAACTCTACAAGACTTCTGAAGAAGGCGCTGGGCTTGCACAGCTTGAGGCTTCTTTCAACAATTTCCTTTCCACAGTAGGGAAAGGCCCCGGCGTACTCAATGAAATGATTGACGCCACTGGCGGCACGATGGACCGCTTCGCCGCTATGGAGGGCGTGCTGACGCTAGTCGCTGGCATGACCAAAGAGGTCGGCGCCGCGTTCGTTGAGGCCACCCCTGCCCTGGCGGAGATTGCCAAGGCTGCCAACAAACTAAACCCAACACTTGGCGACACCAACTTCATGTTTCAGTCCTTGGCCAGAGGTATCAAACGGTCAGAAGTCCGCCTCTTGGACAATTTGGGCCTAAATCTTAAGGTTGCTTCGGCAAACAAGAAGTATGCGGAGTCAATCGGCAAGACGGTTCTTGAACTGAACGCCGAAGAAAAGCAGATTGCCCTGTTGAACGAAACTCTGCGCGTTGGCCAGAACCTGATTGCGCAGGTTGGTGGCGACACGGAGGCGATGGGTGACAAGTGGGTATACGCTCGCTCGAAGCAGTCTGAGTTCTGGGCGGAGATGAAGATAGGCATCTTCCAGGCATCTGGTATGCAGTCGCTGGCCGGATGGATTGGTGACGTGGCGGATAAAATGGCCACGAGCCAGCGCGGTGCCCGCGAGCTTAACGCCATCATGGCGGACGGGTTCCAGATTGATGCGAAAGATGTCGGCAATCTTAACCTTGGCCTTTTATCAGGTGACATCGACCAGGTACGCAAGGCAGAGGCAGAAATTCTGCGCCTTGTCGGGATACACACCAGGCTAAAGGCAGAGGCCCGCAAGGCCGCCATTGAGGGGTCGTGGGGTCCTGGTGGCATGCCGGAGGAAATGCGGTATACGCAAGACGAGTGGTCGCCAAGAACCCTGACAGAGGACCAGCTAAAGATTGTCGAGGACGGCTGGAAGGACGTCGAGAAGGCAACTGCTGCCGCCACAGAGGAATACGAAAAGAACCGTCGCGCAGGCGCAGAAGTCCTGAGCAAGATGACGCAGGAGTTCGTAGAGAACCGCGCCGCTCTTGTTCAATCAATCAAAGAGGTGCAGGCCACGGTCGGTGGATACCTGGTTGCTGCCGTAGAAGCGGACGACAAGACAAGCCTGTTCGGAACGGCAATCAAGAACCTTGGTGAGTATTCTTATCGGACCAACCCGCTCCTGAGTGACGAACGCGACCTGCTAGAGGACATGGAGTCCGCATACGATAAGGCAGAGAAAGCGGTGCGGGACTACCAGGCTGGCATCAAGGGCACAAACCTTGACGAGGAAAAGCGCAACAAGAAGATTCAGGAACAGTATGACCTGATGAACAAGCTGTCCCCGCAAATCGAGGCGTTAAACAACCAACAGGGCGAATGGAAAACAGGAGTGCGGGCCGCGGTATTCGACCAGGACGCGCTGAACACTGCGCTATATGACGCCTATGCAGAGGGCCGTCCATACGCGCCCTGGCTGGCACAGTTGGGCGTTGCGTCTGGCGACCTGAGCGTGGCACAGGGAGATGCCGCACTGAAGGCTGCCCTGATGCAAGACAAGCTGAAAGAGATTGCAGAAAACGCGCCAGACGTAGAGACGGCCCTGAGAGACATGGCAATTGCGGCTGGCGAAATTGAGGGGCTAGACTTTAGCAGCATATTCAAGTCGAACACAGATATTCGCGGCGATACTGTTGCCGGGATGTTCGGAGACGAAAACGCTGGACTCGCTGACACCATGGAATTGCGCGGGATGGTTGGCGCGGCTACACAGGCCGCTATCGACTCAAAAGACGCACTGATGACTGAATTCTTCGGACCAGTGGACGAGTGGATTGAGCAGGAAAAAGAAATCTCCGTAATGGCCGACGTAGAGCCAGCCCTGGCAGAGATAGATAGAATAACGAGTGCGCTTGACAACTTGCACTTTACCGTCACGGTTGACCAGCTTGGCATGTCTGGGCGCGAGGGCAAAATGGACGCTGACTCAAGGGCGTCTGGCGGCTATCTGCCAGCCGGGCAGCTTGCTGTTGTTGGCGAGCAGGGGCCAGAGTATGTACGATATGCGCGTGACACAGTTGTTACGCCAAACAACCGTATTCGCGGCGGGGGAGACAATATCACGATTAATGCGTATAATCAGCGGACGGCGGCGCTGGCGATGACAATGTTGGCGCAGATGCGGCGGAACGGAGTGTAATTATGGCCTCTGGGCTTGAACTGCCGGGCGGTGGCCCGATTATCGAGGAGTTTAGCGAGTCGGCTAGTACAGCGCCGCAGGTTATGGTCGGCTCGTCATTAAAACTGACGTGCAGTTCGCTGCCAGACTTGACTTTTATGTCGCAGCGGGGACGGATTAGTTCACCGGCATTGAAGATTGTGTACGGCTCCTGGACCACAACAGAGGCGCAGGACGGCACGATTATCGAGGCATTCCGCGTGTTCAGCAGTGCGGACAAGGGCGTGGTACGGGCGGAGATTCGACGGCTTGACCAGTATGCCGCAGCGGCGACAGAGGGCGCTAGTGCGCTGACGCGGGAAACGGTGTGGCTGTACAAGCAGGTGGTGGATGAGCCTGTACAGCGGCGAGCGGCCGTGCGTGGCATTTCGTGGACGGCGGTAGATGACAATGTTGTGGATGCCATGATGGCGTCCAAGGGCGCTCTGTTTGACATTGCGATTGAACGCGATGGGGCGTGGGAGGTTGAGCAGGGCATTGACAACGAGTGGCGCGGAGTGCCTGCGTCAGCATGCCTGACGGTTACGAATGCTTTGGGGGCGACGACCATCCCAGCTATTGTGGAGCGGCTGCAAATCAGCCCGATTGGACGGGCCGCGTTTACCGAGGTGTGGATGGGCTGGAAAAGCGCTATCGGCGGACGGGTGGATAAGTTGGAAAAGTTCGACCCGACAATTGAGGTCAACCAGCTTACGGTAGTGGACCGCGTGGGCGGCGGCACGCTGTTTGTCGGCGCGGTGGCTGGCGCGCGGGGCGGTGTGGCGGCGAGGATTGATTTCGCCAACGAAGATGGGTCAGTCATTCGCACAGAGCACAAGCCGCGTTTGTCTGTCGATTTTAACAAGTGGAACAGCAGTACACAGACGCTTCCAGCGCTGGTGTGGCCGCAGTACGCAGGCAAGTATCACCTCCTGGTGCGGTATCACACAATTGCACCAGAGGGCACATCGACTACGACGCCGATGTTCTCCATCAGCGGTATCCAGTTTTACGAGATTG